CGTGGTAGAAGAATGGATGAAAGAAAACGAACTTGCTTTAGAAAGAGGAATCAAAGGCGAAATCGCTGAGGACTTTATCAGTGGTCTAAAAAAATTATTTGAAGACCATTACATAAATGTTCCAGACGAAAAATATAATGTACTTGAAGATCAAGCTTCAAAAATTGAAACGTTAGAAAAGAAACTTAACGAGTCAATAGAGAAGAATGTTGAATTAAGTAAGTTAGGTAATAAGTACAAAGCAGCTGAAATTTTAGATGAAGCTTCTAAAGACTTAACTGAAACTGCAAAAGAAAAATTCAACAAACTTGCTGAAGAAGTAGATTATTCAACAGAAGCAGATTACAGAGAAAAAGTTAAGACAATTAAAGAGTCTTACTTTAAATCCAAAGACGTTTCTGGTGACGGTATAGATGAAGTAGCGGCTGGCGAAGGAACTCCTAACGAGGACCTAAGCAATGCGATGGCTGCTTATAGTGCCGCTATAAGTCAAACAAAAGACATTAAATTGTCTAACAAATAAAAATAATAGGGAGATAAAAAACATGTATTTATCAGAACAATACGAAAAAAAATGGCAGCCAGTTTTAGAGCATCCTGATTTACCAAAAATCGGTGATTCTTACAAACGTGCCGTTACTGCTACGATCTTGGAAAACCAAGAAAGAGCTATGAAGGAAGACAGCGCATTTATGACTGAAGCTGCTCCTACAAACAATACTGGTGGAACTTCAAATTGGGATCCAATTTTAATTTCATTAGTAAGAAGAGCAATGCCAAACCTTATCGCTTACGATATTGCTGGTGTTCAACCAATGACTGGTCCAACTGGACTTATTTTCGCAATGAGATCAAGATATACTTCAGCAACTGGAGCAGAAGCTCTATTTGACGAAGCTGATACTGATTACTCATCTAGAAATGCTGCTGGTGATTCAGGCGCAGGCGACGGAGTAACTGAGCACAGAGGAACTAATCCATCTGTACTTAACGACTCACCTGCTGGCGAATACACTAGAGGTCAAGGTATGACAACTGCTGAAGCTGAGGCTTTAGGCGACGCTTCATCAAACGCATTTGCTGAAATGGCTTTCTCAATTGAGAAAACTACAGTGACTGCAAGAAGCAGAGCTCTTAAAGCAGAATACACTATGGAACTTGCTCAAGATTTAAAAGCAATCCACGGTTTAGACGCTGAAACTGAATTAGCAAACATTCTATCTGCTGAAATCCTTGCGGAAATCAACAGAGAAGTTGTTAGATCAGTTTACATCAATTCAGAAAAAGGCGCTGCTACAAACACAACTACTGCTGGTGTATTTGATTTAGATACAGACTCTAACGGTAGATGGTCAGTTGAGAGATTCAAAGGTCTTATGTTCCAATTGGAAAGAGACGCAAACAGAATCGCTCAAAGAACAAGAAGAGGTAAAGGGAACATGATTATTTGTTCTGCTGATGTCGCTTCTGCTCTACAAATGGCTGGTGTTTTAGATTACACGCCTGCTTTAAACAACAATCTAAACGTTGATGACACTGGTTCAACATTCGCTGGTGTATTAAACGGTAGATTCAAAGTATACATTGATCCATATAGTGCAAACTCAAGCGCTAGCCAATACTACGTTGTTGGTTACAAAGGTACTTCACCTTATGACGCTGGTATGTTCTATTGTCCATATGTTCCACTACAAATGGTGAGAGCAGTTGGTCAGGATACTTTCCAACCAAAAATTGGTTTCAAAACTAGATACGGTTTAGTTGCGAATCCTTTTGCGGAAACTGGTGCTGTTTCAGGTGCTGTTTCTGGAGTTACTGACTCTGGTACACCTAACTCAAACAGATACTACCAAAAAGTTAAAGTATCAAACATCATGTAATACGTTGTTTAGACGTTTTATTAAAAAAGGGGGCTTCGGTCCCCTTTTTTTTTGGTCCTAACAATGGGATAAATAAAAGTATGGAAAAAGAAATTTTAGATAGATTTCCTGGAAATGAAATAACTGATGGTATGAGAATTAAAACCTCAGAATGGGAACTTTTACCTAATAAAAATAAAGTATATAAAGGAACAAAAGTTAATTTAGATTTATCACATAGATGTCCTTTAGAGTGTTTACGTTGTCCTAGACAAACGTATGATTATAAAGGTGAAATTGAATATAGAGGTGAATTAAAAAAAGAAGGTCTAAAAAAGAAACCAGTACCAGGCAGAGATATAACAATGGAAGAATTTGATAAAATTACAGATTATTTTGCTACGATACAATTTTGTGGACAATATTCTGATCCTATACATCATCCACATTTTATTGATATGTTAAAAATGATAAAAAGAAAAGGTTTAAGAAGTCAAGTACACTGTGCCTCTAATTATAAATCAGACGAATGGTTTAAACAAGCATTTGAGGCCTGTCCTGAAGCACAATGGTGGTTTGGTATAGATGGATTACCTGAAGATAGTCACAAGTATAGAATAAATCAAGATGGTGAAATGCATTTTAAAAGATTAAAAATGGCAAGACAGATATTAACTAGAAAACCTATATGGCAATATATTGTTTTTGGTTACAATCAACATGATATAGAAAAGGCTATGAAAATGGCTGAAGATATAGATGTTATTTTTAGTGTCATAAACAGTGGTAGGTGGGACAACAAAGCTCCAGATAAACTAGCTCCTAAAGACGGAAAAGGAATTAAAGCAAATGAATATGAAAAATAAAATTAAATTTAATTTTCCACACGTAAGTGAATATGAAGAAAAAGGAAAAATAGGAACTAATCATACTAAACTATATGATGATGACGGTAATATAATATCAGATGAAGAAAATAATATCAAAAGCAATGTTGGAATAAAACCTATGTGTATTAGAGGAAACATGAACTTGGCCGTAACTAATAGAGGTCAATTATTACCTTGTTGTAAGTGTGATACTCATAGAATGATGAAAGATCCGGAGTTTAAAAAATTAGTGGATAATAGTTATCTTACAGATTACAATAGTGTAAATGACATATTGAATAATGATTATTACAAAGCCTTTCAAGAGTCATTAGAACGCAATAGAGGTCCTTTTGCTTGTTGGGATCTTTGTAGAACTAACAAAGAAAAAGGTAGACAAGAAATGACAGTAGCCGTAAAAGGTGAATTAAAAATATGGGAAAGAAAATAATATAAATAGTAGTATGAAAAATTTATTAAGATCAATACTAGGTATATTAGTAGTAATAGTATGTATTAAAGTGTTTGCTTTATTCGTATTCTTATGTTATATTGGATTTTTTGTACCTGAATCACCAAATCCTCTAGAAAGTATTGAAGATAAAATAGAACAAGTTGAACAAAAAGAGCGTGTTTTAACTGAAAATGAAAAAGAACTAGAGAAAAAATCTACTGAAAAAGATTGGGAAGAAGTAGATAAAGCAACAGATAAATAGTATTATGACAACACTAAAAAACAGACAGCCTACAAAATTAGACTATGCAAGTCCAACACAATTTAAATTTGGTATAGCTAAACTACCAAAGGTAGAATATTTTTGTACAGCTGCGACAGTACCTGGAATATCATTAGCCAATACACCAGCACAAGCAACACCACTTAAAGACATACCTTTACCTGGTGATAAGTTAGATTATGAAAGACTTGTTTGTACTTTTTTGGTAGATGAAAATTTAGAAAACTATCAAGAGATACATGGTTGGTTAAGAGGTTTAGGTTTTCCTGAAGATAACAAAGAACATCAAAATCTTTTAGTAAGTGGTAACGATAGATTTCCTGGTAGTACAAGCAATGTATTAGGTGAAGCAGGCCGAACAAAATATGCACCACCAAAAACAGGTGGTCTTTTTTCAGACGCTACGTTAAATGTGTTATCAAACAAAAATAATTCCGTAATAGAAGTTAGATTTAGAGACGTATTTCCTATTTCTCTAACTGGCCTCTCTTACAACCAACAAGCAACAGATGTTGATTATCTTACGGCAACTGTTACATTTGATTATAAGATATACGATTTTGCTACTA